GAGGCGGGTTACCTCGCCTCATTTCACTGTACGGATTTCCTGCGTCAGGGCGAAACTACACCAACAGTTTACCAGGACCCGATTACCCATCTCGTCATGCTCCGACCCAACTACGACACGACGGGCTCATCGTCGGACACCCTGCCGCTTTCGTCCTATAGCTACCAGTCCGAGTACTGGCGGGGCTCCTACGATTCGCACGGGCGCCTGTCGCTCTCGCCCATACTGCCCGCAAACCACGACCCGACGCTCATCGAGCTACTGGTAGACATTGCCAGATACTTCATATTGGGCAGCCTCCCGCAGAACGACACGGTCCTCTGGGCGATCCATACGAGAGAGACGCTCCGGGCAGACGAGGGTTGGACGTTCTATTGGAAGCCGATCTCGGATGAGTACCAGCGCAAAGAAGATTGGTTCTACCTGCAATGGGACAACATCGGGATACATATCGGGCAGGCGGGCAGGTGCCGCGTGCTCCTCTATGACCGGAGTGACATGACCAAGACCCCGACGCTCGTCGAGGAGTTCAGCTACGGGCGACCCGAAGACCTCGTTGAGCACGGGATCATTTCGTTCATCCCGGTGCCCGGAGTTGGGCTCTTGTTCCACACGAAGCGGGTTGCACCGGGAGCCCCGGCACGTGCAGCGCGCGCTGAGCTATGGACGACGAAGGGACACCTAATCCGCTTGCCGACGACGTTCGACGCGGCGGGGGTGCCTCACATCACGTACGAAAGCGCCGTCCACATCGCGCTCAACCCCTGGGCGTTAGCGAGGGTAGCCGTTGGGCGAGTGAGCTATGGCACGAGCGGCGTCTACGTCGACCAGCCGCGCGACCTCGGCATACCCGTCCCGACGCAGCCCGTTACGATCACGCCGTACTACATTAAGCCCCCGGGCACGAGCGTCTCAGCCGCGGCCAACAACGTCGACGGCACGCCCTACGATCCCGGCAGTCACCGCTATCGGGCGCAACTGACCCTCACGACGACGAACAACTGGCTGACGCCGTTCGTTACCGGCTACACGGCCTACAAACCCTCCGTCCAGACCGCGCGGAACACGACGCCGATCGTTCTGGCAAACGTGAGCGACGACGGCACAGCGGATCGCCTCCTGCATCTCGAATGGTCACAGGACGAGCGGGACCGGTTCGAGGGGCGGGCAGTCACACTCCTGCAGACCCCAGCGGCGCGACGCATTGCCGAGCGGGCCGACACCGTGTTCAAACTGGAGCAGAGCGCAGATAATCAGACGTGGAGCACATTGTTTGGCGGCATTACGCGCAAACCGACGCTGAAACCATTCGGCGGCGCGGGGCCGTGGGCCTACATCGCCGAGTGGACCCTGCAGGATATCTGGAGCCGGTTCGAGGAGGTACGCGTCCTGTGGGCACCGCGACAGGACAATATGGCGGTTGGCGATGCCATCAACCAGATACTGGCGACGGTGGGTTTCGCCCCCATCTCGCCTGTGCCGGACGCCGTGAACGCCGTCACGCTTCCGAAGATTGCGACTCCGGATTTGTCGTGGCAGTTCGCGCCGCGAGAGGGTGACAGTCTGGAGCAGATGCTGGAGACGCTCCTCCTGTTCCTGCGGGCGCAGTTCGTGGACTGGAAGATGCCGTACAACTGGGACACGGGGCAATGGTCCATCGTTCAGCGGTCGCGCGACGTCTCGGCGTTCTGGACGCTCGACCCGCGTCCCGGCACTGCGAACGCGAACAACCGCGTGTGGCAGTACGGCGACGACACGACCCTGCGCCCGGAACCGCCGGAGGGCACGACGCTCCTGCTCATTGGGCGGGCGACGGCTATGCCCGTCACGAACACGCCCGGGGTTTCAACGGGCAGCTCGACGACGATCGCCATCACGTCCAAACTCCAGAACCCGGCGGCAGGCGACCCGGCGAGCCTCGACTATGCCGGGCGGAACATCCCGGTCATGATCCCCATGTACCCGATCGACGATCAGAAACAGTTGGACGTCATGGCCAGACGCCTGTTTGACATGATCATGCATCGAATGCTTGTGGGCACAATCTCGATACCGATCTACCAGCCCCTGCTCACGCCGGGCACGCCCGTCAAACTGCTCGACACGACCGGCACGCCGCTCAGCGTCGATGCGCCGAACGGCAAATCGAGCGAGGCAGATATCCTCTGGATCAAACGGCGGACAGTAACCATCGACCAGAACAACGCCGAGACGGAAGTGCTAGAGCTGAACTCGATCTGGGAGGCGTTGCAATGATCGCTTCAGCAGCGGCACGGCGGGCAATGCGACGGGCGAACCAGCGAATCATGGAGCGCGCGGCGGGCCGCCTGCCGTCGGTCATTCATACAGCAGCGGACCAAGTGTTTGAGCGCCAAGCCAGCGGTCTGTCGAGCCTCACCGTCATTCCGGACACGTCAAACCTACAAGACCCCGCGACTGGTGCGTTCTACTTCCTCGCCGGATATAGCGCGGTCGGTGGACCGGATATAGTGAAATGATCCTACGAACGGGCCGGACGCGGACGCTAACCCTGCGCGGGGCGATCACGAGCAGCGTTGAGTGGCACACGGTGTTCATGAACGGCACCCTCATCCCCACGTGGAGCTATCCGGAGATCTATGCTCAGGCTCCGTGGGGCGCATGGGTGAGCCTGTCTGGCTACGTCGTGAACCAGTTTCCGCCCGGGCAAGCGAACCTAACGCTGGAGGCCGGGTACGGCGCTGGGAGCAACACGCGGACCATTTCGACCGCGTTCGGCATGGAAGAGGTCATTCCTATCAAAGACCCGATCCTGTTCACGGTGCCGGTCGAGGAATGCGTCGAGATCACGCGTGAGATATGGGACGACATCACCAACCGGCCCATCCCGGTGTCCGAATGCGCCGACCCAACGCTTCTGACGCGCGATAAGTACGTCGGGCACCCGCTTTACAAGCTCAGGTTGTTTGAGCGTATGGTCGTAGGCGGGCAGATGACGACGAGCGTCACCGCGAACGGTACGACGGTTACCTACTCCGTTCCAGTGACAACCGCGGACGAGGTCGATTACAGTGTCTATGTGACGCAGGACCTCACGGCAGAGGCCCGCACGGCCTCAACGTCGATCACCTGGACGCTAGAGGGCGGTGGCAGCACGGTACCGGCTTATCTGCCAAACTACTCCTACTCAGATAGCTATTGCACTGCCTCCGCCTCAGCGGGCGCGACAACCGTGAACCTGCTCCAGTCAACGAACGTTCATCTGCAGGTTGACGTCGGATACTATCGTTCCTACTCGATCACCGGGGCGCTCAAGGCGTACGATGTCGCCTATCCCGGTTCGGTAGCAATACTGATAGACGAGGATAACCAGCACCTTGGCAAGCGATCGCTCGTCGCGGATGGGTGGAGCAACTCGGGCAAACAGATTTTCCACGGAACGATCGTCGGGAACCGGGACGGCGTTCAAATGCCGACCGTAGGCATGGAGGACACCCGTTGCGCCCTATTCGCCGCGTTGTCGGAGGGACCGGTGGACGGTGACGCCTACACTCTCTCCGCGCTCGGCGAGGACGTTGACGACCTCTATGTGAGGTTCAGGTGCTGGCCGACGTTCAGCGCAGTCACTGCGAATAACTTCATATTTACCTTCGATAACTGCTCAACACTCACTCCCGGGGGCAACCTGGCTGGCCAGTGGACTGGGATCGGCGGCGCGGCCCTCGCCATCGAGAACGCGCAGATCAGGATTGACACGGCTGCGAGCGGGGCGCAGGGCATTCGCAGGACGTTCACGAACCGTTGGGCGAACCTCTCGCAGGGCATCATGGAGCTCGTCATGACGGGCCCCGCAGGCCCGGGCATAACCGTCACGCTCTATTCGCCGACTGGCGCGACGAAAACGTGGACACACGATTGGATGGGCAGGCCGATCGACCTCAGCCTCGGCTACCCGATCCCCGACCTGTGCAACCCGGACAGTGCGACGGCGGCGGTCGACACCTGGGACACCCGTTGGCCGCTGCCAACCGTTGACTCCGACTACTCCGGCGTCACGAGCTGCAACCAACTAGAGATCACTGGCCTGCAGAACTCGCAAACGTACCATCTCATCAATCTGGAGGTCGCCTGGGCGAGCAGGACGAACGTCACCTGCATGGCGTCTCGCGCGAACTGGGTGCTCGAACAGGCGGCGCAGATCAGCGAAGGCGTCACGAGCCAGACCTACATCGTACGCGGCATTCTTGGCATGTCGGACGGCAGGCAGTCGTTCGAAGATGGGCACGCCCGGCTGATCGCCGTTACGTCGTCGGCAGGCACAGACTACGAAATGTACGAGGTGCCGATCAGCACGCTTCTGTCCACGACCGGTAACGCGCAACTGGAGCCGTGGCCGCCCTATCCGGGCTGGACTATGACGGGCACGATCGTGAGCGATCCGGCAGACGGAGGACTGCTTAGCGACTGGCTCAATACGAACCGGTACCTGGGTTGGCTTCGCGGCGGCGGGTGGGCCTACATCCCCGGCACGGGCTGGGTGGCCGGAACCGACATCCCCGCGGGCGCGCCATCCCAGACGGCTGACCTCTATGCTCAAGTCTGCGTCGACCGGATCGACTGGTATCCTGGCTGCGGCGACGCGTTCTCGTTCAGCTCGACAAACACGGGAGCGTATGGCGACACGATCTACCTCGCTGCGGCAGCAGTCCTTCGTGGTGGCGGGCATGGGCTCGTCTACGGTGGCGACCCGCGCGTACCCGTCAATGCACAGACAGTGACGAACACGGACACGGTCACGAATGACAGCGCAGGGACAGGCACGAGCAACACGATCGGCTGGTGGGAGAGCGGCACCCCGTTCGGACGGGGCGAGCGGTCCATCAAAACCGCGGCAGGGGCGCAGTTCGCCTACACGACCTGGCACAATCGCAAGCGACAGCGGGTTGTTCTCTCGGTGGCGACGCCTACCGCCTATCGCTGCGTCGAGTACGACCATCCGAGGAACTGGCTCCATGCGTCGGACGCGAAGAAGGTCAAAACGGCTCACGCATGGGACTTCGCAGCCCTAATGCGGAGCACTGACTACCCGTACACGTGGATGAGATTGCGCGCGAACCCGCATAACGGATCACTGCTCATGCTGGGGATCACCCCGGCAACTGCGCCGCCCTACACGTACCATGTCTGCTATGGAAAGGACGGCGGCCTTACCACTCAGGAGCTATTTAGCATGACAGCAAACTCGGCATTGATCGAGCATGACCTCGCTCGTGGCCTGTGGGTGCTCTTCTACGAGACCGGCGGGGCGATACAGCGGCGGACTTGTAGCGACGCGTCGGATATGAGCTCATGGACGACGGCGACGGCCCTGGCGATCTCGGGCACGCTCCTGGACTGTGCCTACGACCGCCGGTATGCGCGCATGGCGCTCGTTACGACATCGGGTAGCGTGACCAAGGTGCTCTCGTCGAGCGACAGCGGCGAAACCTGGACGGAAAGGCTGGTGTGAGAGATGGCGATCACAACGCTCAGCGGCACTCTGCCGACCTCAGTGACTGCAGCAGGCGTGAGGAACTACTCGACGGGCGACGCGGTTTCAGCGGCGGGACTGCAGGCGGATCTTGGCGACGCGTACGCCCCGGCCATGTACTGCCTCCCGGCGGGCGTGGTGCTCGGGTTCGCCTGTACGCCCTCTGGTCTCGGCGTAACGATCCCTGCGGGATCTGTCTGGTACGCGCGGCAGGTCTGGCTCGTGACTACGGATACCGTGGTAACGGTGCCGGACAACGCGACGACCTACCTCTGGGGTTGCTCGGACGGCGTGATCAGACAGACGTCAACGACCACTCCGCCGACAGGCTACTCGGCATACACGGCGGCGATTGTCGCGCAGGTCTCGGCCTCGGGCGGAAACGCGACCGTTGCGGCCTACAAACAATGGGCGATGGGCAGTTCGATTGTTCCGGTCCCGGGCGGCCTCACGTCGATCACCGGGACCCTTCCGGACGCGGATTACACGGTACTCCCGGCGCAGTATGCGGGCGAGGTCATTCTGGTGGCGCACACGGGCTGGACATCGACGCACAATCTGCTCATGCCGCTCGCCGCGGGTATGCTCCGCTGGATCGTCAACACGTGCGGGCAGTCGATCGTCGTCAAAGGCGCGACGGGCACCGGCCCGACGATCGCGAACAGTCGGGCGGCCTGTGTCGTCTGTGATGGAACGAACTGGCTTCGCCTTACCGCGGATTCGGTCTTGACATAGACGCGCGCAAAGGCGTACAATGACCGCAACAGCATACAGGCAGGCTTTGCGAAGCCCGTTTCCGGCTCAGACGATCCGGGGCGGGCTTCCGTCGCCTGTGATACCCGCCGTGAGCGCACCGGCGCTTGGACCTGACAGCGCGAACGTCCAGAACTCCCGCGACGGGGGAGGCGCAGGATGACCATTGGAGGAATGTGTCCATTGGCAGATAGGCAACTTTGCGACCAGGTGGTAACGCTCGGCAAGGCGGTGCCGGGCCTCATCGAGACGCTCAACGCAAACGGCGTGATGCTGGCGCGGATCGAGGAGAAGGTCAGTTCACTCCCAGAGATCGCGCGTGGGCAGCACGAGGCGGCGCAGCGTTTAGCCGCGCTAGAGGAGCACCTGCGCGCGGCCGAGGCGCGCATCAGCTCGCTGGAGAAACAACAGGATGACTCGCGCCGGTTCCTGATCTCCGCCATGTTCGCCGCCGTTCTCGGGTTCGTGACGGGGATAATCGGTTTGGCACTGCACGGTAATCGTTAGATCGCAACAGGAGGCAAACACGATGGGCACTACTCAGCTCGACATCACTCAGCTCGCGGCGAAGGTCGATCAGTTGATCAAACAGCTTGCGGCTATTGCACCGCGGCACTGGAAGGGGAACTGCCCGCCCGACGCGCATCATTTCGATGCCGGGAGCATTCAGGCCGACGCGTCGGCGGACGTGGCCGCGAAGACCGTGACCCTCCGTTTCCGGTTCACCGACGGAGGGGCCCCGCACGAGGTAGGGGCGACTATGCGATGGGATCAGATCGGCATTCGAGGCGGCGCGGACGTCGTGACCGTTGACGGTGTGCAGCTCTCTGGCGCAGATTGCGTGATCGGGCACCGAGAGGGGCTGGAGGGTCTGCACTGGTATGCGCGCATCGTCTGCGAGTTCCGTGGCAATCTCCCGACCGGCGCGCCGGTGCATTACCGGTTTGACGGAGACCTCTAATGCCAGACCTTCCATGCTTTTGGCGGGGTGCTAGGGCATTCAAACCGGGGCGCACAGGTTCGATTAGCGCGATCATTCTGCATTCGTCCGATGGGCACGAGCAGGGTGACCTCGAAACGCTCACCGGGCCGGAAGTGTCGTCGCACTACTACGTGACGCGCGCGGGCAAGCTTTACCGGCTCGTTCTGGATCGAGACACTGCGTTTCACGTCGGGAAGGCGGACAAGCCGGAGCACAGCAATGGCCGAACGCTCGGGATCGAGCAGGAGCACATCGACGGGCAGGACGATTGGCCTGACGCCCAGCTCACGACCGTCGCGCGCCTCGTCTGTGCGTTGCGGGAGCAGTACGGGCATTTGCCTGTTCTTTCACACGCCGCGGTGGCCGTACCGCCTGGTCGCAAGGTCGACCCTCAGGGGTACCCGTGGGACAAGCTCAGCGAGGCAGTGGCGGCGGAGGCAGGTCAACGGTGGAAGCTCCTGCCTAAACAGGGAGGGTAGAAATGATCGCGAAAGTGGCAATACTCACAATCTGCTACGGTGTCCTGGCCGCGGGCGCGACGTGGGCCGTAACGCCAAACTGGAAGACTGCCCTCTGGGGCGGCATTGTAGGGGCCGTGACGTACCTCAAGGGCAAACTCGAAGAGCAGCCGGGTTCTCCCGGCAAGGAGGTCTAGATGGCCGCGACAGACGTACAGATGCAGGAATACTGCGACCAGCGCATTCGCGTTCGAGCCGAACAGATTCGCGCGCTACTGGCCGCAATGCAGGACGACAAGGCCGCGATCGACGACGTCTATGCCCGCGCGAGTGACGCTAACTCGCCCTGGGCAGACGCGCGCACAGATGGGCCGCCGCATCTGCTGGTGAGCAGTGACATATTGTCTTACAATACGTTCATCATGGACCTGATCGCAGCGATACAGAACGACGCGCAGTGGCCTGTGGTGTACAAAGCATGCGTGAGGCCGGTCGGATTCGGAACCTAGTCGAGATGGAAGCCGAGGCCCCGCGGGTACCTCCAGAGCCGCCGGACGGATGGCCGAATGCGGAGCCCACGTATGCGCCCGGTGACAAGGTGGTCGTAGCGCGCGGCGGCGTCTACTACGGCGGCGAGGTTGTTCCGATGGAACCGTATTGGTCAGACAGGACCGCGCGGCGATGGTTGCGCGTGCGTCTAGATGATGGGCAACGATTGCGAGTTCGGCGAGCAGAGATCGTTCAGAGGACAGAATAGATGGCATTGCCTGGTAGTAGCGTTTTAGAGGTGCACCCTACCGGGTCGAATAGCAACGGAGGGGGCTTCTCCATCGACCGCACAATGGCGACCGACGGCGTGGTCACGGGCGCGAACACTGCTGCTCCAGTGTTTTCATCCGCCTCCTACTCGTTTCAGGCGAGTGACGTCGGTGCGTGGCTATTCATCTCAGCGGGCACGAATACCGTCAAGGGCTGGTACAAGATCGCGTCTGTCTCGTCGGGAGCTGCAACACTCGACGCCGCAACCGGGCACGCCGTACTGTTCGCTGGAGTTCTAAGCACCGCGGTCGGCTGCGGGACTGCCGCGTCCCTATCCAGCGTTACATGGACGGTGGACTACTCGCAGGGCGACACGGGTATCGCGCTCTCCTCTCTCGCGACGGTCAGCCCGTGGACGACGATTACGTGTTCTGCCGCGGCGAAGGCCTGGGTCGGAAACTTCATACACTTAGACGCCGTGGGCAGTTTCACGTCCGGCTGGTACTGCATAGCGTCGGTGACGGCGGGGACCTCATTCGTGGTCGACCGCGCCTGTGCTACGGCGGATTCGAGCGGGGGAACGGGGACGCTGGGTGGCGCGCTCGCAACACCGGGCCAAGCGGCTACCGTCGTCACGGCCGCGGCGTGGCGCGTATTCATAACCGGGGCGTACACAGTTTCGGCGACCACGTCGTTTTCTTCCTATAACACAAACATCATAGGATATGGCACTATTCGAGGGGATGGTGTACGCGCTACGCTGAATGCCGGAGCTGCGTCCATCACGCTTCTGCTGATGACCTCTGCCAACTATTCAACCATAACGCACATGATGATGAATGGCAATGGTTATGGATCGATCACTGGATGCAATGGAACATATCTGCATATCGCCGACTGCGTTGCTATCTCCTGTGCAACTGGGATAAGCGGAGTGGCAGCCTATAGATGCCGAGCCGAGACATGTACAACCGGCTTCTGGACCAACGCGATCCGCTGCATCGCCTATAACTGCATATACGGATTTGGAGGTTCAAGCGGTGCGGAGCACATAGATTGCGTTGCTATCGGCGGGACAATCGGGTTTTATACTAACGCGTGGGGTTGGCTGTATCGCTGCATAGCGTATGGCCAGTCCAGCGATGGGTTCGGTTCAAACAATTCTAATCAGCGCTGCGTCGGATGCATAGCTGCCGGCTGCGGAGGCGTAGGGTTCGCGCAGTCCTATAACTATGATGCCTCGCTGCAATACATAAACTGCTTTGCCTATGCCTGCACGGGAGGTTCGGTACCCTCTGGTACCGTCATGTATGGGGGCTCAACGGTCACGACTCTCTCCGCGTCCCCGTTTATCGACGCGCCGAACGGGAACTTTGGCCTCAATAACGATCCCAACGGCGGCGCGCTCTGTCGGGCCGCGCTGACTGATCAGTTCCTCAGCCTGCCGAACACCTACCCCTACTCTGACGCGGGCGCGGTCCAGCACCCAGACCCGGCCGTAGTGTTCCCTGCCTCGGGCTCCATCTACGCGGGCAAGATTGGCACGATCGACGGCGTCACGAAAGTCACGGGTACCCTGCATGCGTCGAACATCTCTGGCCCAGATGCCGCGAATGGCGGGGAGAACCTCTCCGCGTCGATCCTCGGCTCGGGGCACGTCGTGGACGACGTCACGGGAAGCCTCACCGGCGGCGGCATGGGCGGCATATTCGAAACGATTGTGAGGTAGGCTATGTACCTCGGCTCATGGGCGATTGACGACGTTCTGACGTTCAGCGTGAATACGCACTCGTTCTCAACGGGCGTCGCCACGAACGCCGACAGCGTTCCTACTTATCGCGTTTACGAGGACAACACGCAGACGCCGATCCTGACTGGGTCGATGAGTGCGTTCGACCCTGGCAATGCCGTCGGCCAGTATGTCGCGCAGATAACGTTGAGCGCTGCGAGCGGTTTCGAGGTCGGGAAGACCTACACGATCCGCATCTCCGCGACCGTCGGCGGGGTAACCGGGGCCTGCGTCCGGACGTTTCAGATGGGCGCGAAGGTGAACACGACGCTGATAGCCGGTACGGCGCAGACCGCGCGCGACATTGGGAACGCTCTCCCCGCGGCGGCTCCTGACGCGAGCGGGGGGCTGCCCACGACCACCACGCTCAACAGCCGCACGCTCCCGACTGCGAGCTACGCCCTGCAGTCCAGCCTCGATGCTCATCTGCCGATGGCGGTCAAGCGCAATCAGTCGCTCCCGGCGTTCACGTTCGTCATGCTCGACTCGGCGGACCACGTCACGCCCAAGGCCGGCCTGACGGTCACCGCGCGGCGCAAGCTCGACGGCGGCGCGTGGGGCGCTTGCACGAACCCCGTAACGTTCGACGCCACGGCTCCAGTCCCTACCTACATGATCGACCTGGCCGCGGCGGACCTCAACGGCGCAGTTGTGACGCTCTCGTTCACCGCGATCGGGGCCGATCCACTGCAGATCATGATCCTGACGCAGGCATAGGGCCATGATACTGACCTGGGTAAGGCGTGGGCAGGCATACATTGACACGGGGCTGGGGCGCGTCGTCTATGGCACTGAGGGCTCCATCATTGTGCCCAAGACGCCGATCCCGGTAGTCTCGCGCACGAGCCGAGACGTCATCCGTTCCAGCACGTCCGCGAGCGTGAAGTCGGGCACCGTACGCATTGAGTAGGGAGGGGTAGAACGTGGACCGCTACGAGTACGAGCAGGGGACTGTCGCGATCATCGGGTTCACCGTCCAAACGACCGCCGGAAACACGCTCCAGATCACGGATGCACCTATATGGGCGCTGACGAGCCGAGACGGTTCCAGCGCGGCCTCTGGCATCTGCACGAGCTACGACGTCGCCGCGAAACAGACACCGACCGCCTACGTGGCCATCGACACGACGGCGATCCCGGCGGGGCAGTACGACCTAACGGCGACCATCCATCTGCTCGGCTCCGACAACCTGGCGCGAACCGAGACTCCGACCTGCCGCGTGCAGATATCCGATCGTCCGCCGTGGCCGTAGGGCTGGGCGTGGGGACGCCATTGAGCGGCGGAGGAGGCCCCGGCGGCTTGAGGGCTACCGGGGCCTTCGAAACCATCAGCGGTTGACGCACTTCCTGATGAACTGGCTCATGGTCAGACACTCCTCCTCCGCGCGCCTGCGAATGTGCGCAAGCTCTGCCTCCGACAGGCGGAACCGAATCACGCGGTCACGAGGCTCCTGAATGTCGACGATCCCCAGCACCTCGGCGAACTCCTCAAGCGCGTTATCGTGCCTACCCTCCTCCAGTAACTGCCGGGCGCGCGCCGGAGTGATCGGTATGATGCGCCCCCCAGCGAACTCCGTCTGCTGGCCTCCTTCACCCGAAAGGAACCATCTACCGCCGTTGGGGGCATAGTATAGTGTCGCAAGCCAGCCGGCCTCCTGATCCAGCGGGTTGTGGTAGACCGGCGCAACCGGTATCGCGTGCCGGGTATCGTAGGTCACGCCATCGATCGTTTGCCGCATTGCCATCTAGTTTCTCCCTCAGACCGCGACCGGGAGATCATCAGCATCCACGACGCCCAACTCCGTGGCGTAGGCTTCGAGCGCGCACTGGCATTCGTCGTCGCCATGTTCGAGGATTTCCCGGACACGCGCTGGCGACAGGGGAACCAGGCCGGAACCGCTAGTGGACACATTGCCCACGGTCTTCCCGAACATGCTCAGCGGTCCGCCATCGCCAACGAGGAACCATCGCCGTGAGCGTGGAGTCACGTAAAGTTGCCCGCGGTACCGGGAGTGGGGGTCGGTGCCTCCGGACACCCGAGCCACCGCGATAGCGCGCATCGTATCGTACCGAACTCCGTCAATCACTGCCTTCATTGCCATTCTCCTCCTGTGTGTGAGTGGGGCGTGAACTGGGCCGCCCCATCGCCAGTGTCTAGTATTGCTCAGTGATCTTGATCGCGGCCCCCGAGCAGCAGCGGACAGTCACGCTATCCGCGATCCGGACGAGGTCGTACAGCATGTCCCCGGTCAACTCCGCGTCCGGCCAAACGGTAACTGCGGCATACCGCAGATCACCATTGACATCGAGCGTATCGCCCTTGTGTAGGTCCAATGCCCAGCCCCGGACCAGCCCCGGGAACAGTGGCCGCGCGCCCCCCAGCGCGTCCCAGGCGTGGAACCATGCCACAACATGCCGGGTATCCCATGCCGTGTCCATCGCGCTGCTTTCAACCTCCCTGTCGCCCTCGACAATGGAATATGCCTGCGTCCCGTTTGGGCGCGTCACAGTGACGAAATACCGAGTGAACGCGTCGTCCGGGCCCCGCGAGACGTCGATCACAGTCCGCCCGGTCAATGTCCGGTGGGAGACATGGTACCGGCCTCCAATGAAACCAATGGTCGGCCCGGTGATCCCCTTACCCATCGCGCCCTCCGGGGTAGCCTCCTCGATCTCTTCCAGCGTGGGGCGCGGGTCGTCAGCGTCCCAGAACGCCTCGCCCTGGGGAACGACGGTCGACCTCGCCCAACCATGCTCGTATGCACGAGCGATGCGAAGCGCCGCGTTAGCGAGGTCGATCGGCATCGACTGCCAGATTTGCTCAGTGTTCATCTCGTTTCTCCTCCGCTGCGTCCCGGGTCGGTGACGGCTTACGCGGGCTGGGTTTGCCTCATCAGCACGGGGGGAACCACCTCCCCGTGGACCGGCCCGGAGGCCGGTTTCGGCAGGTTAGACGTTGAACTCCTGGACCGCAGCCTCCAGAGCGTCGTAGAACCGCTGGCCGTACCGGCCATTGGGATGCGCCTTGCAGTAGTCGACCCCGTGCCACATGACGGGAACGACGAACTGATCGACGATCTCGCCGTCGCGGCGGATGGTGACGCGGCACCCGCGGATCATGTTCCGGCCGTTTCCGTTGGTCTGGGTGATGGTGATCATTGTTCTCTCCGGTTCCGTGCGCCCCTTGATGGGTGGCGGCTTATCGGTTCCTCACTACACCTATACTATACCACGCCGTACCTACACTGTCAACCCCTGTCCAGATGCCTTGGGCCGGGAGAGGACCGCTCTGCCCGGCCCATCGCCTCTGCGCTAGGGGACGCGCCCCGGGAATGGAACGGAGGAAGACCCGATCGCCTCGCATGCGCGCCGCCACGCCTCGACGTGGTGCTCTCCCCACGGGGCGACCTGTGCATGGCAATCAGTCAGTCCATCGCGCTCGGAGAACGTAGCCTGCGCGACAGCCCCATCGAAGCAGCGCACCGTGACCACGTACCGCAGCCCCCGCTCAGGGGTCCATCGCAGAACGATTGCTGAAATCCCGTTCTTGGCGCGGCAGGACCAGCAGTACTCACCGCAGGACATGAATGCTCTGCCAGCGATGGAGCCCGGCAGGCCGTACTCGTCCGCAATCCGTGTGGCCGCAAACTGCATTCTCGCCGGGAACGATTCCCAGATCTGCTCAGCGTTCATCGTTCTACTCCGTCCCTGCGTCCCCCGCGGGGTAACGACTTACGGGTTTGTTCTTACGTGTATACTATACCACGTTGTGGGTACGCTGTCAATAGGGAGCGGCAAAAATCCCAAGTTTTTTTCGGCACCGCTAGAGCGCATAGGGCGTCGTTTACGCTCAGGAAACCGGGCAGGCGTTGGCCACGTCCAGAAAAAAACTGTCGGAACCTATTGACAACTGCGCGTCGGCGCAGTATCATAGGCGCGGAGGTGATGAACCATGACGGGACGGGAGCTAAGGGCGATGCGGAGGACCCTGGAGGTGACGCAGGCCGAGCTCTGCCGACGCGCAAGCATTCGATGGTCGCTCCTGTCGGCGATTGAGAGGGAGGCGGTCGTTCCGGAGAGACCTTCCTGCGACGAACTCGCGCGAATGTGCAAGGAGATCGCACTGGACAAACTGGGCAGGACACTCGCCAAGATCGACGAGCAGGAGGCAGTCGCTGCTGCTCAATGAAAGGAGGGCCAGCCCGGATCGAGCCGAGCGAGCCCTGGAGGAGATGAAACGGATGGACAAACACAGTGTACCACAACTCTACAGATGCGTCAGCTGCGGGTTCGAAACGGCGTTTGAGCCAGATGGTATCTGCTACAACTGCCACCTCATTGCAGAGGCCGACGCCGCCGGAGCGACGCCGGAGCAGATCGCCCGAAATGCCGAACTGCTGGGCGGCGGCCCGACCTGCGCGATATGCAATGGCAAGGGCGTTGACCGCGCGTGGGGCGACCCGGTTCCCTGCCCGAACTGCCGCCCGGAGGAATGGCGGACATTCAACGCGTTGACCACGCGGCCCCGTCGCCCTAACGAGATGAGACTCCTCGATAACCTGGACCCCGAGGCGCGCAGGCTGGCGCGGGATCAGGCCGAGAAGCTGGGCGTGAGTGTCGCGGAGGCCGTGCTTCTGGCCCTGCGCGAGGCCGCGGAGCGGGAGGGATTGGTATGAGCGCTCCAGGTAACGCGTGGCTGCCCGAGCCGCCGCGCGAGGTGCAATGCCCGCTGCGGGCCGAAGTGCCGGGCAAACTGTGCCGCCACGTCGAGACGTTCCCGGACCTCGGCTTCTACGAGTATCGCTGCACGCACTGCCGCCGGGGCGTGCATGTTCTCACTCCAGCAGATGCCATGCGGCTGCATACGATCGCCGAGCTGCACGCACGAGAGAAAGGAGAGCGATAACGACAATGGTCGATACCAGATGGCTCCCACAGCCGCCGCAGGTGGTGCAGTGCCCGGAACAAACGGACGAACCGGGAAAGCTGTGCCATTTCTTTGAAGCGAATACTATACTCGGATGTTACGAATACCGTTGCGAACATCATGTCCTCACCGAGTTACATCTAATCGCCCCGGAAGAGGCCGAGCGATTGCAATCTATCGCGGAAGCACACGGGCAGGAGGAATGCGCGCCGATATCGCAGGTGAGCGATCTAACTCCGATCTGGACGCTGCGGGATCAGCTGCTCGACATGAAGCACGATCTAGACGAACACTTCAAGCGGTGCGCGGAGCACTATGCGAGTCGGAAGGGCAAGGGCCGTCGGTATGCGCAGCGGACGTATAGGGAGATGTTGACGGTGGACTCCGCGAGGGCCAACGTGACAGCGGCGGCGAGATACCTGTCCTGGATGGTCGACGATGACTGACGAACAACGCGCTGACTGGCTGCGCGAGCGCCGCACCTACCTGGGCGCGACCGACGTCGTGGCGATAATGGGCGCAAGCCCTTGGAAGACGCCTTTGGCGGTTTACCTCGAAAAGACGGGCGAGATCGAGCCTGAACCGCCAAACGCGCAAATGCTGCGCGGCCTGCGGATGGAGCCGTACGTCGCCCGCATCTACACGGACGAGACGGGAGAGGTCCTGCGCAGGGCATCGTTCTGCCGTTGGCCGGAGCCGGCCCGGTTCATTGCCGCCTCGCCCGACTACGAGCGCATTCGCGACCATCGACTGGTCGAGATCAAGACCCATTCGCCGTATCTCGCGAACGAGTACGGCCCGTCTGGCAGTGACGTTATCCCGCTCCATGAGCGGCTACAGGTCGTCTGGCAGATGCACGTAACCGGGCGCATGGACGGCGCGGACCTGATCGCGTTGTTCGGCGTCGACGACGTTCGCATCTACGAGATCGAATACGACATTCCCGTTGCCCGTCAGATGGAAGCTGCCGCCATCGAGTTCTGGGACTACAACATCCGGCGCAGGGTGGCGCCTGATCCGACGGAGAACGACGGGAAACTGCTGGAGAGATTCTACCCGTGGAGCGTGGGGCCGGCGATCGACGCCGATGACAAGCTGGAGGAGATCGTCGCCCGGCTAGAGGCTGCGCGGGCCGCGCGAGAGGGCGCCGAGCAGGCCGAGGAGGAGTGTATCGCCCGTCTCAAGATCGCGATGGGCTTTTCCAAGGCCCTGCGAACCTCTCGCGGGGTATTCACATGGAGGAACCGCAAGGGCGCGCCGGACTGGAAGGCGATTGCATTGGAGCTGAACCCGAGCGAGGAGCTCATCAACAAGCACACGCCGGAGCATGGCCCGAGAGTGTTTCTGACGCCATTCAAAACAGAGAGGAGACGATGATGACGACGACGAACACGGCAGTAGCGACAGTAAACGTCAACAAGCCGGTCGGGAACGACCTGCGGACCCTCGCGCAGTATCTGGAGGCGCGCAAGGCCGACATTGCGCAGGCTGCGGCCCGGCACGTCTCTGCTGACCGCCTGGCGCGGGTCGTGCTCAACTGCGTGGCCCGGACGCCGGCCCTGCGCAACTGCACGATGGTCTCGATCTACCGCTCGGCGATGATGGCCGCCGAGCTGGGCCTGGACCCGGGGAGCGCGTTGGGCGAGTGCTACCTGCTGCCCTACAAGGATCAATGCCAGCTGCTGGTCGGCTTCAGGGGCCTGATCACCCTCGCGCGGCGGAGCGGAGAGGTGGAGACGGTCCAAGCGTGGGTCGTCTACGAGGGGGATGATTTCGAGGTCAAGCTGGGAACGCGCCCCGAGATCGTCCACAACCCGCGCTACGACGGCGACCGCGACCCGTCCAAGGTGCGCTATGTCTACGCCGTGGCCAAACTGCGCGGCACCGAAACGCCGATGTTCGACGTGATGACGCGCGCCGAGGTCGAGGCGGTTCGTCGGCGGAGCAAGTCGGGCGCGGCGGGACCCTGGGAGACGGACTGGGCCGAGATGGCCCGCAAGACGGTAGTCCGCCGCCTGGCTAAGTATCTCCCGATGTCCGTAGAGATGGCCAAGGCGGTCTCGCTCGACTCCGGCGATGGCGAGACCTACGCGCCGGCGGTGCTGGAGGGCGACGTCGATCCTGCGACGGGCGAGGTGATCGATGCCGCGCCGGAGGCTAACGGCAAGGAGGCCGCGCGATGACTGATCGGTATCGCGTCGCAGGTCTTTACATGCGAGCGCTGTGCGCCTGCGTGGGGATGATCTGCCTCGCCTGGGTGCTGACCGCGTTCGCGCGCAAGGCCGACGCCGGCCCGCAGGTCGTGACGGTGACCGTGACGCGCCCGCAGGACGTTGCGCCGACGGTCAAACAACTCTTGCCGCCGCTTGAGGTGGCGAGATAACAGACTGCGAACGGACTCGCGGGGAGAGGAGGGACAGAAACCGACCATCCTAGAGCAGTAGGCAGCCGGCGCGGGGCCATCATGGGGCTAGTGAGACACCCGCGCCGGGGACGAGGACAAACCGCCCATATGCCGATGTACCAACCGACCTCGACGGGGCATTGTGAGGCGTGAGCAGGAGGAGGGGATGATGGAATCAGACTGGAAGGAGCCAGAGGACGTTCTGCCGCCGGAGGGCAGGTTCGTCTTGGCGACGGTAGAGATCGTGGAGGGCGTGCGTTTCAATGAGGTCGTATTCATGCTCAATGGAGAATGGTATCTGGCCGATGGCCGCCGCGTCGATATGCCGTTGCTGGCATGGACCGAACGACCCAAGCCGTGGCAAGGTACGAAACGAGGAGCGCGATCATGAAGCCCGGCGATCTCGTAGTTCACACGCGCCTGGGCCTGCGCGGCAGGGTCGTGGCAGTCCGCACGGAGCCGCGCGTTGCAGACACGATCACAATGCGCACCGAGGACGCGACGATGGTGACCGTTGGGATGCCCTGGCGCGGAGAGTGGGACGTCTGGGCCGACGAGCTGGATCCCGCTGATCCTGCCATGTGGGACATCGAGAGCACTCCGACGATGGCGCGCATTGGGAGCACCGTGAAGCACGTCGCTACCGGCCTGCTGGGACGCGTTACCGGCGCGATGCGGACGACGCGCAGGATCGGCGAGAGGGACCTGCCGTTTGAAACGCTCGCGGTGCAACTCCTACCAAACCAGACGACGCTCTGGTGGACGGACGAGGTTGAGGTGCAGGACAAAACGGGAGGCGGAGCATGAAAGCGGGTGATATGGTGGTCTGCGGGCCGGACTGCGTTCGAGCGCGCGTCGTGCGGGTGAGCAGCGCGCCGCGCAGGAGCAGCGATGACGAACTGATCCCGCGCCCCGCGACCATCGTGACATGCGAGATGCCGTGGGGCGCGCACCGCTCGTACTGGGCGGATGATCTGGAGTTAGTTGAGCCCGCTCCTCCCGGCACGGACGATGTGACAGGCGGGACCGGGGTAGGTGACGTCGTCCGGCATAGGTCGACCGGACTGCGTGGCCGGATTGAGTCCGTTACGCTCAGGCCGCGACAGGTTGGCAGGGAAACGGAGGAGTATCGGGTGTTCGTCGTCGCGCTCGAACCCGGCCAGCAGGCGATCTGGTGGGACAGCGAGATCGACGCATAGGACGGAGGGACGGGAGACGCGGAGGATGGCGCGAAGACCGAAGGCGAGTGAACCGGTTCCGGTGACCGAGGCGATTGCATACCTGCGCGTTTCGACCGCCAAGCAGGCCGCCAGCGGCCTTGGCCTCGAAGCGCAAAGGACGCGCATTGAGGCCCATTGCAAGGGGCGGGGTTGGAAGTTGGTCGAGACATTCACCGACGCAGGCGTGTCGGCGAAGACTTTGGACAGGCCGGCCCTGGCCGCCGCGATTGCAGCTCTGCGCCCCGGCCGTGCGCTCGTGGCTTTGGGGCTGGACCGTCTGACGCGCACCGCCAGCGACTTGGACGACCTGATCGCCCGCGTTCAGGCTACCGGCGGCGAATGGGCCACGGTTGAGGGAAACTGCGATACATCGACTGCAATGGGCCGCTGCATAATGCGGTTGATGGCGGGGATCGACGAGATGGAGCGTGAGATGATCGCTGAATGCGGAGACCGCGGCCTGCCCGAGCTAGTCTGGCACCCCTGCAGTGAATGCTTGCCAGAGACCCGTGGGCGCGTGCTGGTGACCATTGAGCGCCGCGGCCAACGGTTCACGGCGGTGGCGGCGTACATCAGTGAGCAATGGTACCTCGACGGATTCGAGCCTCTGACCGCGCGCGTGCTGGCATGGGCGGAGCAGCCGGAGCCGTGGGACGGAGAGGCGGGGGAGCATGATGCCTGAACTGACATGGAACAGGAGTGCAGATCGGTTACCGGATAACCCGGGAATGAAACTCGTGACCGTTCACGGCAAGCGGTCGGGCCGGTTCGTGATTCACGCGGCCTACATCGACGGGTTCTGGTACAGCGATAGTTTCGAGCCTTTCGAGCTCCCGATCATTGCGTGGGCGGATTGGCCCAAGCCATGGGATGGCGAGGCGTAGATCGGCATTGACATTCGGCCCGCCATGCGTTACAATGTGATCGACAACAAGAGGCGTTGGCAGCGCTAGGACACACAGGATTGCTGGCCCTAGAGAGGGCCTGGATTCGCCGACCTCGACCTGTGCGGGGACTGCCAACCAGGCGTACCAGGTTCTCTCTAGGGTCAGTTTGTTTGTCTGTTTGTTTTCAGGGAGGGAGAAATGCCTTCGGTAGTTCAGGTGGACCGCATTCGCGATGCTCTCCGTTGTGACCGGCCCGGGTGTTCCTGTCGTTCTCCTCACGGATCCGTCCATTGCCCGGCGCACGACGACGGATCGCCTAGCTTGAGCGTCACTGAACGCAATGGCACGATCCTCGTCCATTGCCATGCAGGCTGCTCACAGGAGGCGGTGGTGGCCGCGCTCAAGGCGCGCGGCCTATGGCCGGAGAAACCGGCGGAGCGGCCCAGCACGAACGGACACAAACCGCCCCAGCACGACTACGGCCATGACGTTCCCCCGCAGATCGTCTACGACTACACCGACGCCCACGGGCAGCTCCTCTACCAGGTCCTCCGATACCCTCCACTCCCCAACGGCAAGAAGGTGTTCAAGCAACGCCGCCCCGCAGCGAACGGCGGATGGCTTTGGAACCTGACTGGCGTGGAGCGCGTCCCCTACCGCCTGGCAGAGGTCGTGGCGCGGGCGCGCGAGGGTAAAAGCGTACTGATTGCCGAGGGCGAGAAGGACGTCGACAACCTGAGACGCCTTGGGTGCGTGGCCACGTGCAACTCGGGCGGCGCCGGCAAGTGGCTGGACGAGTATTCTCAATACCTGCGTGGTGCGTCCGTGATCATCCTGCCCGACAACGACGAGACGGGCGAGGAGCACGCGCAGGAGGTCGCGCGATCTTTGTACGGCGTGGCGCGGATGGTACGCGTCGTGCACCTGCCGAACCTATTGCCCAAGGGGGACGTGTCGGACTGGATCGAGGCAGGTGGCACCCTTGCCGAGCTCGTTCGACTGGCTAAGGAATCGCCTGCATGGATACCGGTACAGACGGAGGAATCCGAGGTACGCCGGGCGACAGACACGGGCAATGCCGAACGCCTCGCGGCATGGCACGGGCATGAGCTACGGTACTCCTACGACCGGCAGGCATGGTACGTCTGGACCGGGACCCATTGGGAGCAGGATGACGCGCGGGTCCAGCAGATCGCGAAAGCGACAGTTATGGCCATTCATGATGAGGTGTCGGCTTGCAAGACCAAGGCGGAACGCGAGGAGCTGTCCAAACACGCCATTTCCTCGGAATCGAACGCGAAACGTAGCGCGATGCTGGTCCTTGCGCAGTCCGAGCCGGGGATACCGGTTCGGATGCGAGATTTCGACACCGACCCATGGCTCCTGAACTGCGCCAATGGCGTGGTGGACCTGCGTACGGGTGAACTGCTGACTCACAAGCCGGAGCGGCTCCTGACGCGCCTTTGTGGGGTCGAGTACGACCCGTGCGAGGAGTGCCCGTACTGGGAACAGTTCCTCGCGACGATCATTCCCGACGCCGAGACCCGCGCCTACGTCCAACGCGCCGTCGGCTACTCATTGACGGGGCTGACGGACGAGCGCGTGATGTTCATCCTGCACGGCACGGGCCGTAATGGTAAGTCGACGTTCATCGAAACTATCGCCAAACTAGTCGGGACCTACGCGGTCCGTACGCCGACGTCGACGCTGATGATCAAACAGCAGGGCGCGATTCCCAACGACATTGCCCGCCTCGCGGGGGCTCGGTACGTTTACGCCTCGGAGGCGGATGATGGTCAACGTCTCGCCGAGAGCATGGTAAAGAGCCTGACAGGCGGCGACACGATCTCCGCCCGGTTTCTACATGGCGAGTGGTTCGATTTCAAGCCGGTTTTCAAGATCTGGCTGGCGACGAATCACAAACCGAGGGTCCGCGGCACCGACCAGGCTATCTGGGACCGCCTGCCGTTGATCCCGTTCACCGTGCGCATCCCGGACGACGCGTTGATTCCCCGGCGCGAGATCGACCGGCGATTCGAGGTCGAGGCGCGCGGCATCCTGTCGTGGGCGGTCGAGGGGTGCCTGCGCTGGCAGCGGGAGGGACTCGGCGCACCGCCGCAGGTCCGCGAGGCTACGTGCGCCTACCGTGAGGACATGGACGCGCTCAAAGACTTTCTCGACGACCGATGTGTGATCTCGGGCGAGTATACCTGCGGCTCGACGGAGCTCTACACGGCGTACGCCGAATGGGCCCGCGTCTGTGGAGAACGCGCGATGACCCACAGGGAGTTCAGCCGCCGTATCGGCGAGCGCGGTTTCTCATCCATGAGAGGAATGCGCGGCATGCGGTGGCATGGGATCGGATTGCTTGACAGGGATAATCCGGGGCTTATGTAGCATGTAGGATGTATGTACCTTTTTTTGGGTTTTTCTCTATATGAGTCAGAGCTCAAAAAAAAGGCAAAAATAGGTACATGCTTCATACATGCTACATAGTGCATTTGAGATCAGCTAGCGGTGATAATGGCCTTCGAGAGGCTTTCGGGGATTCGAGGCATGGCAGAACCTTAAGAAATCCTAAGGATTCGAGAATAGCGCGTGTCACAAATCATTCGAGGTAGGTAACGATGATAATCACCTTCAAGGCCCATTGCCGCGTTTCGGGAGACGTTGACCCATTCAAGGTCGCGATACGCATCATGGAGCACATTCCGCCTGTGATCTACTCGGGCGAGGCGGAGGACTGGGAGGCGTGGGTGCAGAACGTCGAGATCGTGAGCGTCGAGAATGACGCAGGGGCCGAGGTCGGAGGCGTGGCTTCAAGCGCGAACGCCCTATAATCGCGCTACGTGACACGGAGAGAGGAGATAGGGCCAAAGGGTAATATTGCACGGGGAAGGCGGTTGGCGACGCTCTGCGGGCATTGTGGAGCGATTCTGCAAGAGGAGGAGAGGAAGGATGAAGGCGTTCCGGACATGCAAGACGAACGACGAGATCAGGGCGCTGATGGGCAACCCTCGGAGCGTGCGCATTCTGCAGCGGACGGATTCGGGGTTCGCGGCGCAGAAACGCATTCTCATGGGCATGACGCCGGAGGTGCTGGGGCTCATCGTCTCGTGGGGGAGCAACTGGGACCACGTGAGCGTGAGTCTCCGAGACCGGCCCCCGACGTGGCTGGAGATGGAGGTCGTGCGGAACGCGATCTGGGATCCGCATGAAACGGTCCTGCAGTATCACCCGTCTCACAATCAGGCGCGAATCAACCCGTACTGCCTGCACCTGTGGCGACCGCAGGACGGCCCATTGCCATTGCCGAACTACGAGGCATACGGGCTCGTCCTGATGGAGGAGGCGAAATGAGCGCCGGCGCGCCGACATGTTGCGGTACCGAGATGCGGCCATTGCGATTGCCGACGGCGGCGCGGACCCGCGTCGGCTGGGTCTGTCTCGCCTGCGGTCGCAAGGCGTCGGACGAACCGGCGTTGATGCGCAGCGGAAGGGCCCGGAGAACGAACCCGGAGGCCGCCGTGGTGTCGGCGACGAAGCAAGCGTTGGGCTATGCTGGGTTCGACTGCCTGCGCGTCGGGCAACACCGGGCGGACCTGTCGGGATCAGACCCCGGCATGGTCGATCTGCCCGTTCACGTAGTCGGGCCCCTTTGGTGTTTCGTCGAGCTAAAGGCTCCTGGCAAGGCAAAACCGAGCGGCTGCACGCCTGAACAGAGGCGGATGCTGTCGTTGGGACATATCGTAGTGTCCGACGACCCGGAGCGCGTCGTGAGGATCGCCCGGCGGCTACGCGAGCTGCTGGAGCCGATCAAGGCGGAGATCGAGGAGGCGATGAGATGAACACCGGGACGGTCGCCTATATCGAGGCTAGCTGAGGAGTGCACCGCTGCCCGCTCCTCGTCTGCCCGGCCTGCGGTCGCCCGCTGATCGAGCGGGAGGGTAACGGCATGCTGGCGGTGCACGTCCATGATGAGCGGGAGGACCCGTACACGGGCGTCAGGACGGGCCGCTGCCCGGACGGACGTTGCAATCAGTACGTCCGCTGGGACCACAGGATGCTCGTCTGCGCCGTCATTTCGCAAATGCGTCTGATGGATTTGCAGATAGTGCTTGACAAACGCGGCAGGGTTCGCGTAGAATAGCACGACAATCAAACATTGGCGGCTTTGCGAAGCCTCGCCGAGGGCCGACGCCCCCGGAGGGGCTTCTGTCGTTTCTGGGTAGGGAGACTATGCCGACGATTGCTGATCTCAAGCTGGACAAACGGAATGCGCGCAAACGCGGCCCGCGGGCGGAGGGGATGCTGGTCGCCTCGCTGCAGGAGGTGGGCGCGGCGCGGTCGATTGTGATCGACGAGGCCAATCGCGTGCTGGCAGGCAATGGAACTGTCGCCGCCGCCGCAGAGGCTGGTATCGAGCGCGTCAAGGTCGTGGACGCCGACGGCGAGACGATCGTCGCGGTGCGCCGGAGCGGCCTGAGCGAGAAGCAAAAGGCGCGTCTGGCACTGCTCGACAACCGCACCGCTGAACTCGCCGAATGGGACGCGGAGATGCTCGCCTCGCTGGCGGAGGATGGCGTAGAGCTAGACGATCTGTGGAGCGCGGACGAGCTAGGGGCGATGTTGGCGCAGTTTGACCCGGATTCGCTCGTCGACCGGTTTGAAGCGAAATCGGACGTGGAGGGTGTGACGGTGACGTTTACGTTCACGGGCGAGGACGTGGATATCGTCAAAGAGGCGCTGGAAAGGCGGCCAAGGCCGGAGTGGCAGGCCGAGCTCCTGAGGTTGTTCCAAGATGCCTAGCTGCGGCAGTCAGGCATGGCTCTGTGATCTCCCGGTCAGGTTTGACACCTACCGCGAATGCTCGCACGGGTGCGCATATTGTTTCGCGCAGCGAAAAGCCAGACCTGGGCAGACGGGGGAAACGGTAAAGGCGCTGGAACATTGGATCGAAGGCCGGCATGGTAAAGACGCGCAATGGTGCGACTGGAATATCCCGCTGCATTGGGGCGGGTTCTCTGATCCGTTCCAACCATGCGAGGCGGCAGAGAAGCGGAGCCTCGCCTGTCTGGAACTCCTCGCGAGGACGCAGTACCCGGTCGTGATCAGCACCAAGGGCCGTCTGGTGGCGGAACGGCCTTGGATCGACCTCATTGAGAAAGCAAATGTCGTCGTGCAGATATCGGCGGTTTGTTCCAAATACGACCGGATTGAGCCGGGCGCGCCGACATGGGTGGAACGCGTTGAAATGATGCGCAAGCTCGCGGCCCGAGGCAAGCGGGTCGTCATTCGCGCCCAGCCATACGCGCTGGGACTGAGGCTGGACGTGATCAGCGCCATTGACGCCTACGCGGATGCTGGAGTATACGGGATAATCGTTGAGGGAATGAAGCGGAGTTCGAAGCGCCCTGGATTGGTCAAGGTTATGGGTGACTGGTGCTTCCCGCTCGAACCCCTGCGCGCGGATTTCGCCGCCATTCGCGATGCCGCACGCGCTCGCGGCTTACGGTTCTATGTGGGAGAGAACCGCTTGCGCAGGATGGGCGACAGCCTCACATGCTGCGGGATAGATGGGCTGGAAGGGTTCGCTCCGAACGTCGCAAACCTGAATCATAGTGGACCCTCGGAAAGACCGGAATACACTCCGGCGATGCTGAGACCTGGAACGGGGGGTCCGTTTCGCAGTATAGGTCAGAGAACCCTTTTTGGAAAGCATATATGCGAGGGCTCATTCGCGGATGCGATGGAGCGCATGAGGCGCTGCAGGCCGGCCCTGGAGGCGTTGGGTTATCGGGTCGCAGAGTAGGTGATGCAAAGATGGCAGTCGAACCGGATGTAACGACAGAAAAGGGCGAACGACGTTGGTGGGGCCGGTTCTTTCAAGCCCTCGCCGAGACCGGCATAGTGACGCAGGCGGCGCACGCGGCAGGGATCAACCGACTGACGGCCTACCGGCACCGCGCGAGCAACCCGGAGTTTGCGAAACGCTGGGAAGAGGCCGAACAGCGCGGTATCGACATGCTGGAGGACGTGGCACGCAAGCGCGCGATGCAGTCTTCCGATACCCTGCTGATCTTCCTGCTCAAGCACAAGCGCCCGAACGTCTACAACCCGCCCGTTCGATCACAGGTGGAGATGGATGTCGCTGCCCTATCCGACGACGAGCTTCGACAGCGTATCGCGGAGCTTGAGGGAACAGTACTATCTACGGCTGCTGGCAAAGAGACTGTCGGCGAGTGATGCAAGCTACGCCGACTGGCTGCTGCAGACGTACCCACACGGCTGGTACCTGCCGCGGCACATTCGGCGGGTGGCGCGCGACGTCGACGATGTTCTGCAGGGCCGGTGCGACCGCTACGCCGTCAGGATGCCGCCGAGGCACGGGAAAACCGAGAACGTCACAGTCAGGTTGGCGGTGCGGATGCTGGAGCTGGACCCTGCCGCGAATGTGCTGATCTCGGGTTACAACGAGCGGTTCGCGCGGCGGCTGGGGCGCAAGGCGCGGAACCTCGCACAGGGCCGGATTGCGATTGCGCAGGACAGCACGGCGGCGGATGAGTGGCACACGACGGCGGGCGGCGCGATGATGACCCGCGGTATGGGAAGCCCGCCGACGGGTACTGGGTTCCGGCTGATCGTGATCGACGACCCGATCCGGAGCCGGGAGGATGCCGAGAGCGACGTCAAACGCGAGGCGGCGTGGGACCACTACACGGACGACCTGCTGACGCGGTTGGACCCGGGCGGCTCGATTGTGATCGTGATGACGCCATGGCATGAGGACGGGCTGGACGCGCGGGCGATTGCGAGCGAGCCGGACAGGTGGCGGGTGCTGAGCCTGCCGGCCCTCGCGAAGGCGGACGATCCGCTGGGCCGCGCGCCGGGCGAGGCGTTGTGGCCGGAGCGGTATGATCGTGATGCGTTGCTACGTATCAAGGCCGTTATGGACCAGAACGATGGCGAGCGCAGTTACGAAGCGCTTTACCAGCAGAACCCTCAACCGAGAGAGGGTTCGATCTTCAAGCCGGACCGAGTTCGAATCGTGGACGATCCGCCGGCGGCTCCTACTGCTCTCTGCCGAGCGTGGGACTTCGCGGCGACTGCAGGCGGAGGCGACTACACGGTGGGGGTGCTGATGTGTCGGGCAGCGGACGGGTCGTTCGGCGTGCTCGACGTCGTTCGCGGGCGCTGGGCACCGGATGAGCGAGACGCACAGATGCGGCGGGTCGCGGAGGTCGACGGGCGCGCGGCGCTGATCCGCATTCCGCAGGACCCCGGACAGGCTGGCAAGGACCAGGTTCTGCGCATGGCGCGAATGCTGGCGGGATGCAACATGCGGTCGGCTCCCGTGACCGGCGCGAAGGAGGTCAGGGCCTCCGGGTTCGCCTCGCAAGTCAACGCGGGGAACGTCTGGGCGATTCGAGGCGCGTGGAACCACGCGTACCTGTCGGAGTTGCGCTCCTTTAGGGAGGGCTGCTTGCGCGATGACCAGGTAGACGCCAGCGCGGACGCATTCGCTGAGTTGGCCGGGGCGCGCCGGATGCGCGTACTGGGGGATGACTGAATGCAGGCCCCGATCCTATGGGCAATGGTGCAGTTTGCAGGCGGTCTCGTCGTGATCGGCGCGGCCTGCCTGCTCATGCTCATTGCCGCGATCTGGCTACGCGGGTGGATAGGTCGATGAGTGTGCGCGACACATTGCGAGCCGGACTGAAGGCTTTCCGCTGGTCGGGGATCGGCGGGCAGGACCAGGCGTCGTACAACGTGAGGCGGCGGCAGAATCTCCTCTATTGGAACCTGCCTGGCACGCAGTTGGACTACGTCCAAAAGGCGGGCGATCTCTGGAAGAATAGCATTGTCGGCATATGCCTCAACTGGTGGATGCTCTCATTTCCCGAGGCGCGGTGTATGCCGCAGCGGATGAACCCGGATGGCGAGACGGTCGAATGGCTCCCGATGCACCCGCTGGCGCAGCTCCTGCAGCGTCCTGCGCCGCGGTGGGGCGGGCGCAGGCTTTGGAAGGCGACCGTCTTGTCCTATTTGTGTGACGGGAACGCTTACTGGCTCAAGGTGCGCGCGAACAATGGCCGCCCGGTCGAGTTGCGATGGGTGCCACATTTCCAAATGGAACCGCGGTGGCCGTCGGATGGGTCGGCGGAAGTGACGCACTACGAGCAGTACGTCGATGGGTCGTGGATCAAGCATCCGATCGAGGACGTCGTGCATTTCCGCTTTGGCGTCGATCCCGACTGCGTACGGAAAGGCCTATCGCCGCTCAAGCAGCAGCTGCGGCAGGTGTTTAGCGACAATGAGTATTCGACGGTGATCTCGGCGCTCATTGAGAACTTCATGATGACGCCGTTCGTGATCGGGCCAAGGGAAAGCAGCATCTCAGGCCTCGATGACGACGAAGCGGCGAGGTTCACGCGGGCCCTCCGCGCGCGGACGACGGGGGACAGGCGCGGCGAGCCGATCTTCATGACGGAGCCGTTCACGATCGAGAAACTCGGGTTCTCGCCGGACCAGATGAGCGTACAGGTCCTCAACAACCAGTGGACGAGTCGCACTTGCGCGGCGCTCATGCTGGACCCGATGGTACTCGGCCTGCCGAGCGACACGAACACACACTACGATAACCGTGAGCAGGCGGAGCGGGGCGGCTGGTACAACGGTATCCTGCCGGTTATGGCCGAGCTCTCGGAGGACCTCGACCTGCAGCTATTGCCAGACTTCGAGCGTGACCCGAGTGTGCGTATGTGGTTCGACACGAGGAATGTGCGCGCCCTTCAGCCGGATGAGGATGCGCGGATGAAACGCCTTGTGCTTGCCGCGGGTGGGCCGGTGATGACGCCGAACGAGGCGCGGTTGCATGTCGACCTCGACCCGTTGCCGGACGGCGACGAACTGCGCTCGAAGGGGCCGGACCTCTCGCAGTTTGCCGGAGGCGTCCCAGACGCGGCGGATGCGGCGGGTCGGAGCAAGGCGGCCAAGACGCTTGACGGGGCAGGTGATGCATCAGATGATCAGCCTGCGGGCGAGCCGGTGGACTGGGCCGAGCGGGTGATTCGCGAGATTGAGGCGCTCGATGCGGTCGGAGCGTAGGGCCGCGCGCGACTGGACGCCGGAGGAGTACCGCGCGTTGCTCGTGGCGGCCAGGCGCAGGCAGTTGGTATTGACGCGAGATAATCTGCGCCGGCTGATGGGCACGTACGACGCCGCGGCCCGCGAGATCGCGCTTCAGATAGAGGTGCTGGGCGAGGGACTGTTCACAGACGAGCAGATGATCAACAATGCGCGCCTGCAGGAGCTACTCGCCGGGATCGACCAGCGACTGAAGGACCTGTCGAGCGACTACACTGATCTACTCGATGCCGGGATGCTGGAGCTGGCGCAGGCGGCGGCGGATAGGGCGCAGCAGGTGGCGGAGATGGTCTGGAGCCGGGACGTCGACCCGGAGCTCATTGCCGAGATGGATCGGACGTGGAAACTGAGCGACGGAGCGTCGGTTACGGTACGGTTCGGGAGACTTGCGCAACAGACGGTGGAGGGCCTTGCGGCTCGGTACTACTCGGATGGGATTGCATTGAGCACGAGGCTACACAATCTGACGGACCTCGGCTACAAGGCGGTCGAAAACTCTATCCTGCAGAGCGTATCGGAGCAGTTGAGCGCAGCGCAGACCGCGGACCGGGTGCACGACGCGTTGACGGGAGCAGGTGAGGACTCTCCGTGGTGGGTGGCGATGCGTATCGCGCGGACCGAGCTCATTCAGGCGCACAGGGCGACGACGAACGTTGCCGCAGTGGACAGACAGACGGGCGAGCTGAAACCTTACCTGTTGGGGATAGGTTGGGCGTTGTCGGCAGGGCACCCGAAGCCTGACATATGCGACGTCTATGCGGCGCACGACAGCGGGCTCGGCCCGGGGGTCTACCGACCCGATGACGTCCCGATCAGTCACCCGAATTGTATCTGCTCGACGTACCAGGTGCTGAAGGCCGCGCCGAACCTCTATCCGCCGCGGATGGAACCGCAGGTCGACGAGGTGCCGACGACGCAGCTAGACTACTACGCGCGGCAGGGCGACGGCCCGGCGAGCGCCGCGTTGGACGCACGACCGGCGGAGGAGTAGGGGCCGGGGCTGGGAGGTGCAGGATGAAACCACTGCCGGTGAGCAAGCTCTACGTCCTGAAGGACGTGCAGATCGACGACAACCAGATCGCGGGGGCCGCGGCGGTCATGGGCAACATGGACCGCCAGGGCGACGTGCTCTATCCGGGATGCTGGAAGGGCGCATTGAAGGACTTCCGGGCCTCGGGGTTCGTGGCAGTCGGGCACGACTGGAGCAGTCTGCCGGTGGCCATGCCCGTGGAGGCGGCGGAGCGCGGCGGCGAGCTCCTCTGCAAGGCGGAGTTCCACTCGACGCCGGAGGGGCAGGCAGCGCGGCAGGTCTGCGCGGAACGAATGCAGCGGGGCCTATCCGTTGGCCTTTCCGTGGGATTCATGCCAGATTACGATAGCGGCGTGCATTATTTTGAGAATGGCAAGGCGCTGCTTGATCACGCCGAGCAGTCCGGCGCGCCGATGGACCTGTTCGATGCCGCCGGTATCGCCCGGTGCAAGGGGCAGTGTCGGGGGATCAGCAAGATCGCCGAGTTCTACGAGTTCAGCATCGTTCCCGTCCCGGCCAACCCGAAAGCGGTGGCCTCGGCGGTCAAGAGCATTGAGACGGTCCGCGAGTTCGAGGAGTTCTTGCGGGATGCAGGGTTCTCCCGGAAACAGGCGGTCGCCATAGCATTACATGGGTACCCGCAGCGAGATGCTAGCGAGGATAACGACCCGGACGACACTGATGCAGCCGCTCTCGCCCTTGCGCGTGAGCAACGACTTCGCGATCTCGTTCGGCGCGGCAGGATCGCGCTGGCAGTCGCGCGAGGAGCTTACCTAGATGACTAACAAAGCGACGATTGACGCATTGACGGAGCGCTATAATCGCGCCCTCGCGGGGGTGCAGGAGCTTCAGGCCAAGCACGCCGGGAAGCCAGAGACGTTCACGCCGGATGAGGAGGCCGAGTTCGACAAGCGGATGGCCGACTGCGACAGCCTCATCAAGCAGATCGAGAGGCTGCGCAAGGCGGATGAGCTGGAGGCATGGGGCCAGAAGGTGCCTGAGGCCGCACAGCCTGTGATCGGGAGCGCGCGGCCCGAGGAGAAGGCAGACAAGCCGGCGGTCGCGAAGGAGCTGAAACTTGCCTTGTTCCGGCAGCAGGCACTCGGCACCGGCTACGACGGATCGGCGGCCCAGCAGGTGGACGCGAAACTGCTGAACAGCCCGGAGGCCAAGGCGTACCAGGCCGACGTACCGGCGGGTGGCGGGTTCGCGATTCTGCCGCAGGAGATGATCCAAGACTTCCTCCTGCTCATGAAGAACCTCATGTTCGTTCGGCAGCTGGCCACAGTCTACGAGGTGCCGACAGCCGACAGCCTCGGCGTTCCCGCGCTCGACACCGACCCGTCGGCTACCGACTGGACGGTGGAACTCGGCACCGGCAATGAGGAGACGACCGCGAGCCTCGGCAAGAGAGAATGGAGACCGCATCCGCTGGCCAAACTGCTCAAGCTCTCGCGGACCCTCATCCGCAAGGTGCCCAACTTCGAGACGGTATTGGTCGACCGTCTGGCCTACATGGTCGCGCTGACCGAGGAGAACGCGTTCCTGAACGGGAGCGGCGCGAACCAGCCGCTCGGGGTGATGACACCGTCCGCGCAGGGCATTCCGACGACCCGCGACGTCACCGCCGCGGCACAGACTACGATTGCTGGCGATGACATCATGAACACCTTCTACAACTTGAAGGCGCAGTATCGCCAGCGGTCGAGTTGGATCATTAGCCGTCCGGTTGTCGCAGCAGTTCGCAAGCTGAAGGACGCGAATAGCCAGTACATCTGGCAGCCGGGTCTCATCGGGGCCTCGTTCGTGGCGCAGGGCACCGTCCTGACCGGCGGGACGCCCGACACGCTGATGGGCCGCCCGATCTACGAATCGGAGCTCATGCCGAGCACGATCGCAGCGAACCAGTACGTGGCGATTCTCGGCGACTTCAGCAAATATTGGATCGCAGACGCCCTGACGATGACCCTGCAGGTGCTCTACGAGCTCTATGCGGCCACGAATCAGATTGGCTACGTGTTCAGGAAAGAGACGGACGGCCTGCCGGTTCTCGGCGAGGCGTTCTCCCGGCTCATCATGCATTCGTAGTGCGACTGACGCGGGGCCGTAGGCAGGACACGCGGCCCCGCCTCCGACCGGTTCAAACGACAGACCCGCCATGCAGGCGGGGGAGGGATAGATCAATGAGCTTGCGAGCAATCAGCCAGCAACTGGTGACGGCACCCCTGATCGGCCCGAAGGCCATCGTCGCCACGACGAACGGCACGGCGCTGGACTTGGCCGCCGCGGATACGGACATGGTCGTGTTCAACCCAGGCGTGTGGACGGATGGCACGTATACGCTGAAACTACAGGACTCGCCGGATAACGTCACATGGAATGACGTAACTCCCGCGAACCAGGTGGGCACATTGGCAACGATCAGCAGCTCGGCCACTGCGGTCCTGCAGCAGGTGAGCTACATCGGGCCGGCCCGCTACCTGCGCCCGGTGGTGACCGCCTCCGGCGCTACGACCGGGGTCCTGCTGGACGTGTTCGCCGTCGTGAAGCGCAAGAAGCAGCCGTAAGGCGATAACGCCGGGGCCTCTTCGCGGTGAGGTCTGAGGGGCCCCGGCGCAACCCGACAGGGAGCGTGGAATGGCACGCGTTGGCGACATTGTGAGCGTAACCGGCAAGGTCATTGAGATCAGGTGGGGTGGCGAGGACGACGAGGACTACGAGGCGACCCTGCAGCTCGACGACACGCGGACGGTGACGGTGCCGGAGAGGTTCGCGCGGGTGCAGGTGGCGGCGAAGGCGATCTGGCCGGGCGAGAACAAGATGGTCAAGGGCCCGGCAGAGGACAAATGAGATGCAGACCGCGTTACCTACTGGCGTCGATCTGAGCAGGTTCATCGAGGGCGCAGGCCTCACGATCCCGAACGGGTATCTCGACCTCGACGGCGCGGTTTACTCGGCAATCGAGGAGTGGGAGGAGCGGACGGGGTATGTGCCCTTCTTCACGCCTGCAACCGATCCGCCGGCGACGCGATACTACTCGCCCGGCAGTATCACAATCGCGCCGAATGACCAACCGGTGCTGGAGCTCGACGCGGGCCTCACAACCATTCAGACATTCCTCGTCGGGGTGACGCCAGCCGATCCCGGCAGGGCGTTGACGTATGGCACCGACTACATCCTGTGCCCAGCGAACGCGCCAGCCAAACAGAAACCGTTCACCTACATCACGTTCATTAGTCCGTTCGCCATGTTCGGTAACGTCGGGCCTATGTACCCGAACAGCATTCAGATCACAGGTCGATGGGGCTACTGGACCTCGGTACCCGAGGCGGCCTGGCGGGCGATCCTCTGCGGTGCGGCGGCCCGGCTGGCTCCCCAACTGAGCCTCGCGATCCGGGACGGCGTGGCGCGGTGGACTGAGGGCGACGTCTCGAACGACTACGGCAGCGGAGGGTATCTGCAGTCACAGGTTAGCAGTTGGCGCGAGGAGTTTGACAGGCAGTCTGGGTTCGGCGGCAGGTTCCATAGACTGAGGGCGGTAGTGTGAGCGATCCCGGGCGAACGACGTTCGACCTCATGTTCAACACCGTCACGCAGGACGCGACGGGCGGGCCGGTGGACAACTGGGCGACGGTGCAGAGCGGGCTCGTTGGCTACCTGCGCAACCCGAACCCAAGGCCGCTCCGGTTCTACGACAGCGGGTTTCACATTCATGCTCGGATACCGAAGGTGGCAGTGTTCTACAGGCGCGAGACAACGCCGCCGAGCATCGACGCCGACTACGAGCGATACCGGCTGGTCGATGAGACGGGCGACCTTTACCGGGTGATTGACTGCAACGAATACGCGGCGACTGTGCAGCTGAGCGTGGAGCGGGTGCTATGAGCGTACGGGGGCTGGAGGAACTGCTCGCGAACATCGAGGCCAAGAAGCGCCGTCTCCTGCAGGCGAAGGCCGACGCCGCGCAGGAGATCGCCGCCTATCTGGAGACCTACGCGAAGGCGAACCATAGGTGGGGCAACCCGTATAGCGAGGGCTACACGCCGACCGGGATGCTGGAGGCCTCCATCCACGGCGAGGTCGTCGATGCGTCGGAGGAGCTCATCACGATCTGCCTGCATGCCGACATGCCATACGCCGCGCCGCTTGAGCTGGCCTCGAAGTTTCACGGGAAATATGCCTGGATGAGAGCCGCGGTCGAGAACAACCAGCAGACAATCGTTGACATTCTGCGGAGGCACCTGGAGCAATGAGTCCGACTGCCGAGGTGGACGCCTGGCTCTATTCGACGCTCACGGGCGACGTCATGCTCATGGCCATGGTGCAGGGCGTCTGGAGCATGAAGGCCATCCCGGAGGCGCCTGCTCCGATGGTCGTCTACGCGCCGGAGGGACTGCCGAAGGCGATGCGCGCGATTGACGATGGGCTGGCAATGATCGAGATGCGCTACAGGGTAACGGTGATTGGCGAGGGAGGGGGCACGGCGGCCCTGCAGCCTATCATGGACCGCGTGCACACATTGCTCAACAAGCAGACGGTGATCGGGACCGGCTACAGGTTGAACGTAGCCACAGACAGTGTGTTCGAGCAGTCGGACGTCCTGCTCGGCACGACGCGACATTCGGAGTTGGGCGCGATCTACCGGGTCAGGTACCGCCCGGTCGGGTGAGGAGGTCATCATGGCATACAGATTGATCGGGCAGGACTGCCTTGTAGCGACGAGCCTCGGCGGTGTCGTCAATGGGCAACCCGTCAGTTTCAATGCAGCGCAGTCGCAGAAATGGCTTGCGAAGTCGATCGAGCTCGATGAATCGGCGATCGACGGAGACGTCACGAGCCTGGGTGACGGCCTGGAGAAATCGCGGTACAAGCGAAGCGCGGCGACCGTGAGGCTCAAACTGCAGGTCAGTGATAGCGGGCCGCAGTTCGCCTCATGCGCCGGGCTGGCCATTCGGGTCGACGTGCAGGAGGTCAGTTCGATGGTGCAGCACCGCGTTTACGTCGGAATGATCCTGCGGTCGAATGAGACCATTGAGGACGGCGAGACGATCGAGACCATCGAAGTCAAGATGGGCATTGAGGGCTGGGTTTACACGGGGGTCTACTGGTGATGAGTGACACAATGATGGCTACGACTACCGGCCTGGGCGCGCTCCTGCAGTCCACGCAGCCGGACACGCTGGCAACCTGTTCCGTCGATCTCTCGGAGTTTTTCGACGGCCAGCCGGCGGTATTCGCGTTTCAGGAGCCGGACGTACCGCGGCTCGCGGCGGTGCAGGAGGACGCCAAACGCCTGCGCCGCGCCTACCCGCAAATGCCGAAGGGCGGGTGCATGGAAGTTGCATTGCTCGCACTGACGTTCACTGGGGATTCGTCTCCATTGACGGCGGGCGACCTGTTCATGCGGCTCGCGCTGGCTAAGCCCCGGGCCTACCTGCGGCTCCGGCAGGCGTGGAGCGAGGCGTTCCCGTTCCTGGCAGGTGACGAGGCCGTGCTGGACGAACGGGTAAACAGCTGAGGCACAGTACCGACGGGGCCTGGACGATACTGTGCCTACGATACCTGCATCGCCTGCCGTGCGAGTTGCGGGGCATTCCGGCCCGAGAGTTGATCACGCTCGCCGCCGTGGCGCGGATCGAGCAACCGGACGAGTGAGAACATGGCCGACGAGCAACTAGGGCGACTGCTCATCAACGTGGCGATACAAGACGAGGGCACGAGCAAGGCTCTCGACGACGTAGCGCAGGCCGCCGGGCGCGTGAAGAAAACGGCGGACCCTGCTACGCAGTCAACGAAGGACTTCTCGGCGTCGATCATGTCGATCAAACTGCCTGCCGTGCAGGCGGTAGGCGTCGTCAACACGCTCGCATCGAGTATCGGCATGCTCGGCGCGGCGGCAGCGTCGTTCGCCGGTGTCCGCCTCGCGGCCCAGTACGAGCGCATCGAGATCGGGTTCAAGTCCATCCTCGGCTCGGCGCAAGCGGCCCACAAGATCATGCGTGAGTTGAGGCAGATGGGGCAGGAGACGCCGTACCGCACCGAGGCGCTCATCGGCTATGCGCGGGGCCTCGCGGCGGTCACTCACGATGGCGACAAGGCGGTGGCGACCCTGCGGACGCTGGCAGCCGTCGGTTCAGCGCAGGGCTGGGGCGAGGCAGACGTCGGGGACGTGGCGCGGACGCTCGCTTCGCTCGGCTCATCGTTCCGCCCGGCTGGGCAGGACACGATCATGTCGCTCGCCGCGAAGGGCATTGACATTGCTCGGGTGGCGAAGGCGGCAGGATTGGGGGATTTCGGTACCGACCAGCTCGCCAGCGCACGCGCGGCGCAGGCAATAGGTGCGTATCAAGGTCCGAGGGCGATGGAACTGCTCATCAGGGGCATGGAGAAAATCTACCCGGCAACGATGAGCTTCCTGGGGGCGATACAGAACCTCGGCGAGTCGCTGGCGCAGATCATGCTCCCGACGGGGCAAATGCTGATACCCGTGCTCGGCGCGATCGCGCGCGCGGTGACATGGGCAGCGCAGCGCCTCCGGGACCTCAACGAGTATCTCGGGGGAACGGCCGGTTTCGCCGTCATTGTTGGCGGTCTCGTGAGGTTCGGCCCGGCACTCATTGCGAGTCTGCAAGGCGCATTCGTTGGCATCATGCGTCTCACTACGGCCTTGCAGGCATTGGCCGCGAGTTCGACCGCAGCAGCCGCTACAACCGGGACTGCAGCGGCGACGACTGGCACGGCAGCAGCGGGCGCGACGCTCGGTTGGGGCGGGATGAACGCTCTCAAGGGAGCGCTCGGAGGAGGCCTGAGAGGCATGCTCATGGGGATACTTCGAGCGATACTGCCGATTGGCATGGCATTAGGCGGCGCGGCTCTCGCCTCCGACAAACCGGGGGCAGGTTACAGCGCGTTGAACATCATCGGTCGCGGGATAGAAGGCGCCGGCTTCGGCCTCCTGAGCAGAAACTGGATTGCGACGGCGATTGGCGCTCTTGCAGGCATCGGCTATGGCATCTGGGAGAACTACCAGCCCAAACCGGAGGACGACGCGGCGAAACAAACGGCGGAGAATACCAAACGGACCGCTGACGCCATGGAACAGCTACGAATGCAGGTCATCGGCGGGGGCATTCGGACGCGTCGGGGGGCATCGGACATCGAGGCACAGATCAATCTAAGCAGGGCAATGGCTACCCTATCGGGAGTCTAGGAGGGATACAATGGCTATTCAGAGCGTTACCTACCGTGGCAAACTGGACGTGGTCGAGGTGCCGAGTGGCGCGGCCATCGCGCCGACCTCGGTCGTGAACCACACGTTGTTCTCGGGCGGCGTTACCGTCGGGCGCGACGACGTCTACGGGCCGACCACGACGCCGGCCTGCAATGCCGTGGCCGATTTCCAGCAGGCCCTTTCGTCTGGGGCAGCGACGATCGACCTGACTGCCCTGCCGTCATTCGGCGGCGCGACGCAGTCCTTCAACGGGAAGAAGGTTGTCGCGGCTAAGTTCCGCAATCCATCAACGAACGCGAACGCAATCACCATCGCGCAGGGCGGGTCCAACCCCTACGGCCTGTTTGGGTCGACATTCTCGATCACCCTGCAGCCCGGGCAGGAGATTCTCTTCGGCCCGCAGGCAGCGATCACTGCGTCGACGCCCGCAGTGAGTTCGACGGTGAAGACCATCGCCCTCACGGGCACGGGCAGCCAGGCGCTCGACGTTCTACTGGTCGCCGGCTAGGGTCCCTGAGGCGGGTCGGTGTGGTCACGGTTGAGGCGTCGAATGTACGAGCCTACGATCACGCCGACCGCCGTGGTGAGCATGGACTGCCGGTTGAATACGTTGAGCACGATCAGCATCACCCAGAACGCCGCGAGAATGTTCATGTCGATGAGCAGGTCGGCAGCAGTGTAACGTGGCATAGGAGCCTCCTGTGTACTGGCGATTGACGCTAGACCAACCGTACGTCTGGCCCACTGAGGCGGGTTACCTCGCCTCATTTCACTGTACGGATTTCCTGCGTCAGGGCGAAACTACACCAACAGTTTACCAGGACCCGATTACCCATCTCGTCATGCTCCGACC